GACACGGAGAAAGGCGATTATATACGGGTGATAGCAACAGTAATAATGAACATATTTGTACAAAACCTTGGCTTATGAATTATCCAAGTAATTATAAAAATGAGATAGAATCGTTATTGGATGACGATGAGAAATTTTCAAAGTCTTGTGCTGACAGAAAAAGTATTGTATATAATGCGATTGACAGTTGTGATAAACAATTAATTACTATTTCCACACAAAATGGAACCGAAGATGTTCGAAGATATTATATTGGACCCAACAAAAATAGTAAAGAAAATGTTAAATTATATGACATTGTTAGAGTCACGGTTATACCTAAATTGTATTCTCTAAGATTAATAGAAAAAGAAGAATATTTTGAATGTAATATAATCAAAAATGATATTATCGAGAAAACACAAAAAAACAAGAAAACGTCAAACGCGTGTGTTGAATTTCTAACATATTTATCAAATACGCTTTGTATAGAAATACAGCACGAGCACAATAAAGGCGAATTTCAATTGAGAAACCCGAATAATGGATACTTTTGGCCAGTCGACGGCTACCATAATTGCCATTTACATAAATGTTCAGGCGACCAAGAAACCCCTTGTCAATATAATAATCATATATGGGAATTCCAAGGCGATTATTTCCACGGCAACCCTGAAAAATACAACAAAGACGACACGTTTCACGGCGTTTCTTATTCAAAAAAGCAAAATAAGGATTTAGATAAGAAGAAGTTTTACGAAGAAAAGGGTTATATTGTTAATATAAAATGGGAGAGTGAATGGGTTCAGGACAAGAAAACCATGAAAAAAAACAACATCAAATGGTTTTAATGTTCTAATCTTCTTACTTTATTACTTGTATCATTGTCTTCTTATCTTCTTGTAAATATTCAATATAGGTTATTGATGTTTTTTATTATTTCCATAAGAACATTGACAACAATACTATTTCCGGCCTGTTGATACATCCGGGTATCCGAAACTACTATTTTAAAATTATCTGAAAACCCCATCAATCTTAAACACTCTCTTGGTGTTAATTTACGCAATTTGCCATAATTAGTTACATAATTATCTACGCCTGCTCTGTGCATTTTATGGACACTTGATAATATCGGTCTAGCTATTTGTAAATCTATTTCAGGCTTCATATTAAATCCCTTGGTTCCACTTTTCAACACATAATCCCTTACACTATCGCTTAAATAATATTTTTCAGGTATATCCCTATATTCAAATACAAAATCACCGTGCCAATTAAACTGCTGATTCTTTTTTTGACATAATGCGATTTCGCCATTGATTTGAGTATATTTTTTCGTCAAATTTGTGCCCTTTACCGCAAATTCCTGACCCTTTTGCTGTAAATAATATTGAGTATTAACATTGTCTTCTAATAAATCTTGCATTTTAAGTTTCAGTTCAAGTTTGGGAGGTGGGAAATTTATGGTTATATTTCTGTTTTTATTTATGCCGATTAAGAATAATCGCTGTCTGCTTTGAGGTATACCGTAGTCGGTTGCTTTTAAAATGTCATAAGTGATATTGTAATCTAATTCTTTAAACTTTGATAATACATATTCAAATGTTTTCCCCGACTCATGAGTTGTTAATCCTTTGACATTTTCAAATATAAACATCTTGGGTCTACATTCTTTAACCACGCGCATAAATTCGAATATTAAATTGCCCCGGTCATCCTCTAAACCCTTTTGTTTCCCAACAAACGAAAATGATTGGCATGGGCTTCCGCCAACTATAATATCGATATTTTCATCAATGTATTTAGAAGCGTCTAATTTCAATACATCGTCATACCATTCGTCTTTTTGTATTTTATAATTCTCAAAGTAACTTTTTTTTACATAGGCGTCGATGTCACAAGCAAATACTATTTTATGGTTTATTCCTAATCTATCTAATGCATGCTCGAAGGCACCGATTCCACTAAATAATGTTCCAACCTTTAAACATTTGTCACTGATAGAAGGCGGATTATTATCTAATATTATATTATTTGTGGTTTTGTCGTCTTTTAATAAATCGGTCAAAAACGAATCATTATTAACTTCGCCTTCTACTTCTACTGCGCCTTCACCCTCGTCTTCTATTATTAATTCTACTTTTTTATTAGGTTGCGCCTTAACATTTATTAAATCAATCAATTCACCTTTATTTTTGGATTTACATTTATTAATTCCAAGCTCCTCACACTTAACTAACAGTTCTGCCTTTGATAATTTGGTTAAGTCCATTCTTCGATATTACTAATTATTTTGTTAATAATATTGGTTATATTACTTAATTCAATTTTTTTAATATGTATTTTCATTTCATTTCATGTAAAACCCGCAATCCACTATTATACGCCGCATGTAAAGACCCATAGTAGACTGGGTCTGTATATTCACCAGCAAAAAAGATACGATTGTCAATGTTTTTATAAACATTATGAACATCTTCATCTGTAATATTGGTGTCATGATATGAATATGCGCCTTGACTGAAGCAGTCTTCTTCCCATCGAGATACGTGTCAAGCTATAGGGTCGGGCAAATGTGGGTAGTAATTTCGCAATTGCGACAACATATTGTCAAGGAGTTCTTCATCCGACTGTCCAGTTAACGCCCATCCAGTTTCAGCGGGGCAAATCGCCTCCAAAATCGGCTTACCCTTCGAATACTGATAGTTATTCCATAGAATGAACGGATTATAGGTTAGTATCATTGGACAATTCGCAAACATATTGCCTTCTTTTAATGAATTTTTACAAAATTCCAATTGAATTTTCTTGTAAGAGCCCATTTTTATCTTGGATAAAGCATATCTATGTAACTCGTCGAGAGGTGGACTAAATCGTATGTCTTTTAGAGGTCCAGGCGGCACAGTAATACACAATTTACTACAATAATACACACGATTATCACTCGTTCTTATTGTAACTATATTGCCATTATCATTGCCATTGTAAACAATATCAGTTACAATCTTATTATACATTATCTTATCTCTAACATTGCTTAAAGAAGAATTTATTATACCATCCAGCAACGTCTTGGCTCCATTTTTAAACAAATAATGCGCACCACCATAGTCGCCAAATAACGCTTGTTGATAATTGGCTTCATTTAAAAAGGAAGTGGATACATTTTTGACACTGCCACCGCACCAAACTTCAATCATGTATAGAAAACTGGATAAGTCTTCCTTAGTAACTGCGTCTAAATCACATTTGGTCTCAGAAAACCCTTCATTCTCAAGGTCTACAAATGCCTCATAAATCGTTTTGTCCTTTTGTAAGCCTATTTTTTGCGCAATTTGGTTCCATTTTGCCGCCAATTGTTGGCGATATTCCTCGGTTAAGGCGCCTTTAGAGGACATATATTTAATGGACATATTCTCCGAGTGCATCCATGGATTACATTGGGCAACTGGTATCATATTATCATAGTCAATAAACTTGTTTAATGGGTTGTTCTCGGAACCATGTATCCAAGCCGCACCCATGTCCATATTTTGGTCGTTCGTATACACACGGCCGCCAATTCGGTCGCGCGCTTCCAAAATTAAAAAGTCGTTTGACAACCCACTTGCTACTGTGAGCCCTGAAACGCCCGCTCCTATTATTATTACTGGTTCCTCAAGTTTTATATATATTATTTTCCATAAACTATATAAATCCCCCAATTCATAAGCGCGAGTAAATTCCTCTATCTTAAATAACATTTGGCTAGTATCAGTATCTAATAAACTAACAATTGTATTCACAAGTGTTTTACCCTGTACTAACGTTTTACCATGTACTAACGTTTTACCATGTACTAACGTTTTATTAAAATCAACTGTTAAATGATTGTATTTTGCTTGCGTCGAAACGCTGTAATTCTCTATAAAGTCCTTATATTTTTCATTATATACATCAGATTTATCCAATAATAATTGCTTAACATTTTCCTTAAATTTTTTAAAATTCATTAACTGTGGTTCTATATATATTACGCTGATTAATACTTTTATGTTCTTTTTCCTATATTTTATAAGTGCCGTGAAAAGGTTTTCGATCCACCTTTCTTAAAGGTGGATCAGTTAAACATCGTAATCATGTCCATGTCAAATTCGCTTAGAAAATCGACCCCATATACTTCTTTTGATAGACTGCGATAGTGCTCGATATACTCATACGGCGAAAATGTATGATCTACAGTAAATAATGTCATACATATCTTTTTCCTATTTTCATCGTTTAACCAATATTTTTTCACGATTCGGCTTACCTTGTTGAAAAAATCGTCAAAATGATTGTCGACTTTGGTTTCTAATGCGTCCTTGTCCATTATTTCTTCATTGCCATTTTTGTATTCAATATAATACACAAATCTCTTTACTCTTGACATCTTATTTATAATAATCTAAATAGCAAAATGTATTTAGATTATTTTATTATACTTTTTATAAACCTTTTTAAATCTTATTATGGGCATGTAAATGATTTTTTTTTAGATTTTTTAATTGTTTTTTTAGTTTTTTTAATTGTTTTTTTAGATTTTTTAATTGTTTTTTTAGATTTTTTAATTGTTTTTTTACCTCCTTTCGAAAGTTGATAAAGATCCCTTACAAGTGACGGATCCATATTAAATGGATTGTCAGACGTATTGCCTTGTTCTAACGCCATAACTGACGCAATAACTTTGAAATTTAGTAATAAATCTTTTAACTCGTTATCGCCTTCTACAATGGACAATGGTGAAAATGGTAACCTTCTTAGAGGGTGTGGTTCACTGTCCTTAAAATTTATATCTGCTCCATATGTTAAAAGAAGTTTGATAATCTTGATAAGCGATGTACGTCTTTCTATCAAAGCAATAGAGTTTTTCGCTATTTGTACTGCTATGTATAAAGGTGTTATGTTAACAGTCCAATTATTATCATTTTGTTTGACTGGTTCATCAACCTTTGCGTTATTATCAAGAAGAAGTTTAATAATTTGAAATTTTATATCTTCATCTCCATCTCCATCTCCATCTCCATCTCCATCTCCATCTCCATCTCCAATTTCATCATCTCTAGTTATAGCCACGAATAGAGGCGTTATTAATCTTACGTCTATCGTATTCAAACCATTAGAAAATTTGTCATAATAATCTCCATCAGTTGTAATATTTGGATTCGCTCCTTGTTCAAGAAGACATTTTACCGTTTCAAGTTCTCCGAATTCGGTTGCTAACCATAATGCCGTCATACCATCATCGTCTTGCCAATTTATATTGGCTTTATGTTCAACAAGTAGTTTAATAATATTACAATGTCCAGCATGTGCTGCCACGAATAAAGGGGTTGGTGTTTTTTTTTGGTCCTCCTCCTCCGACCATTCCCAAGATGAATAATCAACTCTATCTACACTCGTGTCTTTAAAAACCAATTTGACATTACGTGAGTCATTGTTGTCATATCTAAGTTTAAGGCGCGGGACAATTTCGTCATGTTTGTCAAGAAGGAGTTTAACAATATTTTCATTTCCGTTCATTGCGGCTACAAATAAAGGTGTTACAAAATACTCATATTTATTTTTTTTGCCTCTATACTTTCCCCACTCGAGTTCCACACTTTCAGTTATATCGGCACCTTTAGATAACAGCAGAGCGACGATGTCATCATACCCTTGTTCTGCCGCTATAAATAGAGGGGTTTTATATACCTGAGGCATCCCTCTCATCAACCCTCGATTCACAGCCATCTTTAATACCTCTGCATCTGTGATTTTATCTAAAATTTTTTGAACCTCTGCATACTTGTCCGATTCGTCTGTTTTTTTATTTGTCAGACATGCGATAATATTTTCGTAGATGGTTCGTCCTTCTTCAGTTTTTTCCGGTTTGTCTTCAAACAACTTTTTCCTTACTATTTCTCTTTCGTCCTCTTTCAAGTCTTTATTTTCTTCTTCTTCTTCCTCATTCAAGTCTTCTTCTTCATCTTCATTTGTGCTCATTTAATTTATATATATATATAATTACTATTTATATATATAATATAATGTTTATGTAATTTACACTTCTAAATGTTGTATCAAAATAATACGTAAGGTTTTACTAGTTCTATAAAAAAGATAGGAAATATAAAAGCAAAAGACTTATACTAGGTCCGCCTTCACAGTATCAACATTGCGCTTTCTAAAATTGTGATTCAGGCAATACATCAAAAGGCTCGGCGCCAAATTATTTACATAATTAATAACCACGGTATTTGTTACAGACCCCTTTTGTTCCCGCAATTTCGTCAGATAATGCTCATGAAGCTTAAACATGTGTGTCTTATATTGCTCAGGAAACTCCTTTAATGGTTTCTCCTTCTTTATGTAGCACGCAATGTAATTCTGATGAAGTGTATTTGTAAACATATGGATTTGGTCCCTGAACTTGGACAATTGGTCCTTTGTCTCCGGATAGAACTTGAGAAACTCTGGTATCTTGCCCTCCTTTCTTAAGGACAAATACTGATACTGAAGCTTTGACTGGTTGCCGCGCAATTGCCGCACCTCCTCGTAAATCGGGTTACGAATCTTACATCGCTCATTGGTTACAATATTCTTAATGATAATTCCCATAATATTGTAGGGCGTATTTGGG